GATCAAGTCTTTGAACGTATCGGAGCCTTTCATGTCCTCCAGGATTGCATCGGTGATATCGGATACATCGATGCTGGCCTGCCCGCGCACCCAGTCGGTCCAACCGCTCTGATTCCCGATCCTGTCGACAAGCCGTGCCTGGTACCAGAATTCCTGCCCCGCCTTCATCCCCATCTGTTGATAAAGTTTCTGCGGATACGGTACAGATGCCAAAAGCATCGGATTCGAGCCGTCAGCGGCAATGCTGTATTGCAGCTCAGTGCTCAGGGTGTCGCCGGTATTAGCCGGGAATCCCCAGGTGACGTTGATTCCGAATACGACGTCTTCGGAGGCCTTAAGCCCGACAGGTTTGGGTACCTCACCCGCGCGTCCCTTCAGGTGTGTAAGCGCGGAAGTTGCCCAGAGACTCGATGCACCGCCGGAGTTGATCGCGCGTACACGGACCAGATAATCACCCTCGAAGATGCCAGGCACTTCGATATTGCGAAGACCGGTCTCCGGTACGTTAATCCACTCATTGTCGCCGCGCTTCCACTGCACCCGATAGGCTATGACATCCGCCTGTGGTTTGCCGTTCTTGTCGACCGGCGCATCCCAGGATGCCGTCAGGGTAGCCACTCGCTGCCCCTGGCGCACTGCGTCATAGCTCGCTACCACGATATTGGTCGGCTGGTTGACGAGGCCGGTTGGTATCAGACTAATTGGCGGCGTGTCCAGGCGGGCATTGTTATCGACCGCATCGTATTTTGATGCGTTATATTCGGCCCCGGTGATAGTGAAGGTGTTTTCTTCATCATCAAATCTCAGGTTCGTAACGCGGAAGTATTGCAGGCGCAACTGCCCTGCATCGATGACGAATACAGCGTTAGGTAATGGCTCTGCCGTGAAAGGCGTGGCGATCACCAGCTGCGTGCCGTTTACGGCCTGGATCACCCTGCTTTCGACGGTACCGCCCCGTGTGCGGATCATCAGTGTGTCACCCGCAACGGCACTGGTTCCCCGATCGGTTGTCACAGCCTTCAACCCGGCGTTATATCCGGTTATACGCCCGCCATAAACACGCCCTGAAAGGCGTTCGTCAGCAAATGCAAACACGGTACCCGGCACGTAGACATAGCCATCAAGCCCGGTCTGTAGCGTAATAATCCGGTCGAGTGAGTTGGAATACACCGCCCACCCGCCACGGCGCTGTGCTTCGCTCTCGCGCGTACAGCCGATTGCAGTGATCTGCGTCTGCTTAAACTTGAACTGCTTAACCAGGTCCGGGAACATCACCGCTGTTGTGCGGTCCTGATAGTGATTGTCAGGGTCGCTGAAGTTAATCAGCGCGCTGGAGAAGCGGGTCTTTTCACTGCCGCTCGAGTAAACCGGTTTGCCCACCACCGAAGCGCGGGTAAGGATTTGCAGCTTCGACGTATCCGCCGGCATGTCCGAAACAACATTGAACATGTTGTTGCCCCAGAACGTCATACCATTGAACCCTGCGGCGATGTCTTTGATTACCTGCCACGCATCAGCCTGCGACTGGATGTAGACATCAAACATGAAGCGCGGCTCGGTACCGTCGCCACCCTTCCCGTCAGGTACTTTCTGATCGCAACGCTGGGCAATACGGTAAAGCTCCCACTTATCCAGCATCTGCGCCGTGACGCGTCGGCCAAGTCCGAAACGCGGCTCAGTGAGCACATCGAACCAGATCCATGCTGGGTTATTCGTCCAGCCCCACTTAAACGTCCCGTCCCATGTGCCGCTATAGGTTCGGGCTATCGGATCGTAATTCGAAGGGATGCGGATAATGCGCCCCTTAGGTTTACAGGAAACCTTCGGGATATTGTTGAACGATTTGGCGTTGAACGACACATACAGCAGCGCCGTATGGGGATAACGCAGGCGCGCATCAATCACCTCAGTGATTGCCTGTACCTGCGTTTTATTCTGCAACATCTGGCTGGTGCTGTCGTCGGTGTCGCGTACCACGCGAATCTGCCAGCCTGTACTGGCTTTCGGAAGATTAATGCGATGGGTCAGTTCATAGAGAGAACTGAGTTTCTCTGTCACGGTTCTTGTCATGACCGTAGAGAACGCACCACCATCTACAGCAAGATCGATATGGTACTTTACGGTAGTGCCGACAATATCCCCGTCGTTTTCCTGCTGCTGCAAACCCGGAATACCAATGCGAACGAGCACAGCGTCAATCTGGGTGTTACTCAGCGCGCGCGTCCAGGGCGTGGCTTTTGTCAGAGATACGCCAACCGTAGTTTCGTTCTCCACTGCGGGAAAACCCGGAATCGGCGTCTGGGTCTGTGTTCCCGGCCGAAATTCCCAGGAAACGTTTTCAAAGTTCATCGTTCCGTCGGCGTTTCCCAGCGGCGTACCGTCCAGGAAAATGCTGGTCGCATCCAGACCACCAGCAAACTCACCTTCCCCGAGCGCCAGCAGCATGCGGCAGCGCGCCATTGACTGCGCCGAATCAGGTTGTTCTACAGGTGTGTGCTGCTTCTGGCTGCCACCCTTTGCACCGGTGATCGCTTCCATATTACATCCATAAAAAAAGCACCCGACTGGGTGCTTGATATTCAGAAAGGAGTTATCAGATGTCTTCGGCGACTATGCCAGCGCTGATGATGGCGCCGCCAATCTCACGGACGCCATAGAGAAGCGCGACCGGGTTTCCCATCGCAAGGGTATTCACTGAACCACCAAAGGCATAAGAGGGTTTATTGTCAGGGTCGTCTCGCCCCTGTAACCCTTTGGGCTGGGGCGAAAGCATCTGGTAAATACCGCCGGCCATCATTGACGCGCCCGACATGATAAGTCCGGCCCCAAATGTCAAACCTGCGCCTGTCCAGCCGGTTGCCACTCCAGTAATAACACCAGCAACAACCATCACGGCGCCGAGGATTGTCTGGAACATGCCGGCCTTCTTCGCCCCTTCCATAACTGGCGCTATGCGAATATCGCTATCGCCTGCCAGCTCCTGGAAGTCCTGCACGCCTATGTTGCGCTTACCGCGAAACACCGCGAAGGTCATGCCATTTTTTTTTGCATTCATCAGATAGTCTTCCAGCCCGTCGAAGTTGATACACAGGGCTTTGACCGCTTCGGCAGATGTCTGCACTGCCAGTTTATGCACGCGCCCGAACCGGGCGCCCAGTGCGCCATACAGACGAATAGTGGTTAAACGCGCCATGGCTTTATCTCCTGTGGCAGGTCCTTGTGACGAACGCAGATCATCGTGCGGTCTTTGAAATAGCCTCGGGTATACGGAGTTATACATGAAGGCTGGCCGTAAAGGTGATGGAGCAGTTCACCTTCTTCAGTGATGATGCCCGCATGGTTCCACTTATCGGAATCAACCTGCATGATGACCATACAGCCTGGTAGCGGATCGCACTCGACGAATCCTTCCCGCTCCCAGTTTTCGAAATAGAGATTGTCCGGGTACTGGGTTTCCCACCACGGGTAATCGACGCGAAAATCGTTCAGCGTGACGCCCTGAATGGCGTGCCAGTCCATAATTAGCCCCCAGCAGTCATTCGAGCCCAGGATAAACGGACGCCCAATAAGCGGCACCTCCTCCGGCATTATCTCGGCGTATTCATCGCTGTCAGGTGAGTAAATACCCCAGATCACGCCGGAGTTATTGCACTGCTGCCGGTCGAGATCGGACGGAATAGGCCGGGCACCGTCGCCCGGGTGGGAGTGGATGACGCGAATAATCGTCCCGATATCTTCGGCGTTAGCCCAGTGCTCGCCGTCGATGCGAAAATGCTCTGTCGGATTTTCGTGCGTATTCGGCACGGGAATGTAGCGCTGGCGACGGCCAGACTGAATAACGAAGCCACAGCACTCACGCGGGGATTCCTCCAGTGCATGCGCCCGGATAGCTGCCATTATGGTTTTATTCATTGGTACGTCCGGTTATCGGGTGAAGAGAACGGTTGCCGGGAAGCCACCAAAATCGAGGATTGCTGCGTCAGGGTCTGCCAGGCCAGCGCCAAATCGTTTACGGCAGTCACTGAGGCAACCGCCACATACATCAAGGACAGGATCTGATACCGGATTCCCTTTCGCGTCGAAATACGCAGTGCCGTTATAGGTGCATCCATCGCCGCTACGGTACTGACCGCGCAGCGCCCATTCACAAAGCGATGTGATTTGTCGGGTGGGGATCACAAGGCTCTGCAAATCGGCTGGGCTGCTGAGTGCCCAGGTAACCACCTCATCATCTTCGGAGGTTTTGGTGTCAAGCCAGAAGGTCTGAAGTGTGAACATTGACGAATCAGCTGTAGGGTTTACGCCACCAGGGTAATTTACGGCATCGAGATAGACCGCATAGGTATCGATAATGCTCACTTTGGCGTTAACCATGTCCTTAAATTGCAGGCACAGCGCAGTGATATGGCCGTCAAGGTTTGAGACGCTGAGGGTGGGCTCCGCCGCCTGGTCTGTTGATAGCTCCAGGCCTGAAACCTGAAACGGCCAAAAATCGTAGGTATTGCCACCGAAGACAATTGGCTTGGGTCCGAGCTTTTGTTCATCTCCATTGGCAACATCGATCTCTTCGGGTGTATGGGGGAAAGGTGCGTAGTGGAATCGGTGGACCCCGCCACTGAACTCTGAGGCGTCAACTTCAACCAGGCGGACCCTGCCACCCGGCGCCAGCATCGCCGCCTGATCGACTAATGCCATTATGCGTACACTCCGTAAGCCCGTTTGATGGTGAACGTCAACTCAGCAAATTTGCTGCTGATCTGCGTTTTACGAACCGAATCGGCTACGACGCGGTAAAGCCCCTTCTCCTCGCCTGGCGGCGTAATGATGAAAGCTTTAACGGTATGAGCAAGGAGAAAATCACGAATCCTGTCCACTTCCGATTCTGCGCCTGTGTGCTTCATAGGGATCTGAATAGCCGTGGAGTTAATACCGTTATCGGCCACCTGCTCATAGCCATCACCGAACTGCGCTGCGCGTACCGCCTGGCTATATTCAATCGCGCCAGCACCGAGCTGCGAGCGCCAGCTGTATGTTTCAACTGCCATATTTACTCCATAAAAAAAGCCCCGCATTTGCGAGGCTTATGATTGTGTCGGGTGGGATTGGGGTTACTTTAAGACCCTTGACTCGAGAGTTCCAAGTATGTCGCCATGCTGCTCCTTAAGAGCCTGGAATGCAGTTTTGGCTGCTTCTGGGTCAGTAAAATAGAGATTTCGGATCGCTTCAACTTTGACTTCAATCTCGCGAGCTAAGTCATTGCCTTCCCGTACCATGCTGTTAAAGTCGAATGAAGCCGACATGTGACGCTCAGCAATTTTATTCTTTGTAGCAGGGTCTTTTTCTGCGTTGTATTCATGGCGATGCAGTGCCAAGGTCAAATCTATCGCATCCAATTGTTCCCGAGACCAGTGTGAAATAATCAGCCCGTTAAACAATCCGTGGGAAGACCAACTGTATGCTGCCGCTCTGTCATTACAAACGCCAAAAACGATTTGGCCAAAAGACGAAAACAGATCAGCTCTACGCCATCTGAAGTCGAAGCAAACTCCGTGCCTCCATTTGGCTTTGACATAGTGAACATCTTCATGGCCACATGCATTTATAATGCCCTGCCTTAACTCAACAGCGAGATTTTCAATATCCCCACCACACCCAAAGCTCACAAGAGATGGCTTGCTGCTAGAGATGATATTCTGGATGGCCTCGGCGCGCGTTAATACTGGGATTATCATCACGTACTCACATATTTTTGTAATAGCCGACTTTTGAATCAAAGTCTTGTTTTGCGAGTGGTGTCTGGCTTGTAATAAAAGCCTCCCAAGAGCTGTACGCCTCAACAAGCGCGCGCTTTTCATCAGCACCAGTTGTCACCAACTTCATCGCTTCAAACGCGACAGACGCATTTTTTTTACGCATGTTTTTTCTTTCAGCGCCGCATGTCGCTATAGCATCTGCTACTAAGTCATCCCACCCAACCATCTGAAGGATTTCCATCCGCTTTTGTACCACGAACTGATCCGCAGAAGCGTTGCGCGCCTGAGTCGTGAGGTATTCCGCAAACTCTTTTTTATTTTTTGGTGAATGACTTGGTGCCTCAATATTCACATCACATTTTGACAATTCATCATACTTAGCTTGCTTTTGGTCGTTACTATTTGAACTATTTCCTGCACAAGCAGAAAGAGTGAATGTTAACATCGCAGTCAAGAAGACCTTTTTCATTATCATCCCCTGATCAATATGGTTTTTTACATATTAACCAGGGTATGACGTTAACACTACCTACCTTTGGTGAAGTTGTAGATCATACCGCCAGGCTTAAGGTGCTTCTGAATAACCTGCAACGCAGCGTTCTGCATTTCATCAGCAAGGGCACGCCCCATAGCATCACCGGAACTGGATGTTTGGGTTGTAACCGATCCACCAGCATCAACGTTAACGGTGGTATTAATAACCGGAGCCATACCGCCACCGCCCTGGGCGCGCACGCCCAACCGCCCGGCAGAATCCCGAGTAAGTGGCATGATTGCTTCAGCGCCGGCCTCTGCGAATACACCACCCTTCGCAAACTTCGATGCGCCCTGGAAGGTGAAATATTGAGGAGAGTCGTATACCCCGTTGACGTACTTACTGAGGCCCGGTGAATCATATACACCACCTTTGGCATTAGGGGTAAACGAAGGGACAGCGAATGATTGCCCAGCGCCCGCTGAAGAACCAGAACCACCGCTTATCCAGCCCATCGCAGCCTGTACTGTATAGGCCACTATAAGTTGGTTGGTTATCTCGAGGATCATCTTGAGCATAGATTTGCCGAACTCTTTAACTGACGCGGTGCCAGTTGTCATAAGCTCAGTCAGCATGTTGCCCAGGCCGGTCAGCGTGGAACTGGCAACGTTTTTAACGGCGTCGTAAGTGTTCGTAGCCGCATCCAGATATTCATTCCAGCCACTTACCGCACCTGCCTTCCAGTCGCCCCGTAATTTGTCCTCTTCAGCGTAATATTTTCTGAGAGCTGCCAGTTCTTTTTTATAACCGGCATCGTCAAGCTTACCGCCACCGTTGAGCCAGCCCTGGCGAAGCTGCGCCTCTTCCATCATGCGCTGCGTTTGCCGACTGCTGAGGCCTGCACTGGCGCGCAATGCATCGGTTTTTTCCGACATCTGCGTGACGTATTTATTCGCCTGCTGCGCCAGGCCGTTAATCTTCTGCTGCGCCTCTACTTCTTTGTTCTTCTGATCAACCACCTTGGCGGCGTTCAGAATCGCCTCACGGCTCGACAGTAAAGATTTTTCCTGAGCAGTCAGCGCGCGGGTTTTGGCTGCCTCATCCAATTCAGCAAATCGAGATTGCTGTTTACTGAACTCGGTATTTTTAGCGTGGGTTTCGCCAGTTTGTCGGAGGGTCTCGAGCGTTTCGGTTAACGTTCTGGCCTGGGCGCGGTAGTTCTCCAGGGTGCGATCGCCAGCTTCCAGAGTGGCTTTCGCCTCTTTGGTCTTTTTGGCTGAGTCCTCAGCAAGCTTTGAAACGGCATCCTTAGTTTGCCGATCAACTGAGCCTGTGCCTTTTACACCCCCGCCAAGACCATTCTTCGCTTCCTCCTCCCATTGCCACTGGGATTTACTGAGATTAGCAATGTGCTTGTTGTACTCAGCGGTAAGCTGAGTATATTCCTTGCTTGCTGCCTCTCTGTTCTTGGCAACGCTCTCAGCGAGCCCATCAAACCCCATGGATTTGATGAGAGTTTCCCCGCCCGGAAGTTTGTTAGCAATATCCGTGAACCCGGTGATCATCCCCCCCATAATTTCAAGGGAGACCTCTTTCATCTTGACGAAAAGGGCTTCAAACGAAGTGCTCAATAACTTGAACACTTCGATAACCTGATTGCCCCAAGCCCGCACAGTAATTCCGATCTGGCCGAAAGTGTCAGAGGCGAATGCTTTTAGCCCAGTCCATGCTTTGCCAATATTGTCCGTTGCCTCAATAGTCTCCTGTGCGCGTTTTTCCATGACGCCAGCAAACAGGTTAATGGCTTCGGTAACAGCCGCCTGCTCACCCTTCTGCTTACGAAGCTGGATGATGTGCTTAATCATAGCCTCATCAACGAAACCATATTGCTCATTGAGGCTGGCCAGCCCCTTAACCGGGTCGCTGACAATTTTTCCGAAGTCGGCCATTGCCGTTTTGGTATCGTTTCCGGCCTTACCCATGAGGGTGATGGCCGTTGCGATCTGCTTCATCTGGCTGGCGGTATATTTGCCAGTATCGTTCAGTGTAACCAGCGTATCGACGGTGGAACTGATCGATGTATTCGTCTTGCCGGCCACCTCCTCAGCGGCTTCGTTGAGCTGCTGCATTGAAGCGAAGCCAGCACCTCCCATCATGATGACCGAGCGAGCTACCTGGTCGAATTGCTCTGATGAATTGTATGCCGCGGCAGCCAGCAGGCCGATCGTACCAATCAGACCACCAAGTGCGATCGTGGTTGGGTTGATCATCCCAGCCATACTGCGGATGTATTCGCCGACACCGGACAGCGCCCCCTGAACCGATCCGAACTGGTCTTTAATCTGCCCGCCCTGTTGCAGCAGGATCAGGAACGGAGACTGACCGCCAGCCAGCTGCGTAGCGATATCGGTGAACTGTGCCGGAAGCGTACGCATCGCTGCGCTGTACTGGCCAACGGAGATTCCAGCGCGCCGGGCAGCAGCTTCCTGCCGGGATAGCGCCTCTGGCAGTACGTCAGCGACACCAGAGAGGCGCTCACGCGTCTGGTTAAGGATTGTGTTGAAGTGCTCGAACTGCGCGCCGTTAATGCGCCCTGCTTCGAAATGGGCTACCAGCTGTGCGTGTTGCTCATCCAGTGAATTAAACGCACGAATCGTCGGGTCGATTGAGCCCAGGAGATTCTTTAACGCGGCGGACTGCTTCTCTGCCGCCTGGGTAGCGGCTAATTCGGCCTGAGCGCGCGCCGCTGCCTCGCCGGTGTCGGTCAGCTTAAGCCGGGTATCGTCCAGGATTTTTTGATAATGAGTAAACTCCTCAGTATCGAGTAACCCCTTGCTATGAATTGTCCGCAGTTTTTGCTGCTGATCATCAAGCTTACCTAAGGCTGCGAGAGTTGGATCTATGCTTTCAAGCAGCCCCTTGAAGGATTTTTGTTGCTCCCATAAAGCCGCTGCGCTCTGCTTGCCGGCATCGGCCCCAGCGCGAAACACGCTATTTAAATCATCGGCTTTATCTACGGCGCCCGCCGCCGCCTGGCCGAGTTTATCCAGTTCGTTGCTGGCTGTTTTCAGGTCAGAAACATCGGCCCGCAAAGTAATCGAGGCGATTTGGTCAGTCATTATTTCGTCTCCTTATGCATTACCTTGAGAGCCTCGCTTTCCATAATCTGAAGGTCAGCCATGCAGGCCGCCGCATCCTCAACCCCGTGTAACTCGAACATCCAGGGGAGAACGTTATAATCAAGGCCGGTCGCCCCGCTCGCGCCGACGCGCCACTGGGTTGCCAGGGCAGAGAAGATGGTGAAAGACTTCCACACAGAGGGCAGGATCCCCACCTCTTCCTCCACGTCCTCAGGCGTCAAACCAAAAGCGCTCAGCTCCGCGAGCGTCGGTCCCGGCGTGTACAACGCTGCGGCGACCTGCCTCAGTTTTTTTCGCGGATACCCATCAGCTCTTTGGTGTACGCCATGCCGATGCTGTCGAACGCGCGTGGATAGTTCCGCAGGAGGACAATAACGTTCTCGCGGTTAAACTCGTCCGGCAGCGCCCACCCCTCGACAATTTCCATGAGGTAGTCGGCCTGCGGCTCGATAGCAGCCTTTTTACCTTCAGCATCCTTTTGCAGCTTTTCGTCCATAGAGCGCAGCTCTTCAAGCGTTTTATGGCGGAAAGTGAACGTCAGCTTGCCGTCTTCGGCACCAGCGCGTGGAATGCTCGCGGTCACAGAAAAAGTTGGGTTGGGGATCAGAGAAAATTTAGACATTTCGTTTCCTTAGAAAAGAAAAACCCGCCGTAGCGGGTTGAATATTCGAGTGCGTGATGGGGGGGTTATCGTTTGTACAGCAGACCGCCTGGCTTGAGCGCATTGCGGAGAGCATCGTTCACCGCTTCGTGCATCGCCTGATGCAAGCCAACGACTGAAGCTGTTTGCGCATCAATCTTTGCCTGGAGGGATGCGAACAAATCGCTTTCACGCACGACATCAATGACGGCCTGCTTCATTTCATCGCCAAGCCTAATCTTCGTCTTCGCGCTTGTTGCGACGGCGTTCTCGATGATGGATGAAGCGGCTTCATGCACCGCATAGCGATCGACCAGAAACTCAACCTTGCTATGCTCACCTTCAACACCGAGGGTCATGCCAGCTTCGTGCGGCTTGCCTTTGCCGGCGACGTTTAATTTAACGCTGTAGCTCTTAGACAATACGCCACCGCCAATCTTCGCATCGTTAATGAACACCTGGCCGTTATTAATAATCAGCGTCCCGTTCTTTTCGAAAGACCAGCCATCTTTCAGGACTTTGAATGCATCGCTGTTACGGATTTCATGGTCCAACGCCCCTACAATTTCTCCGGCATCGACAGAAGAAACCCCTTCGACCCAGTCACCGGCTCGCCAATCTCGTGCTGAGCCATCCTCTGCAATTGGACGCAGGCGCACCTGCACTCGCTCACCAGTTTTGAGCCCGGAAATAAGGTATCCGGTAGTTGGCCAGTAGAGGCGTTCTTTCACAAGTCGGCCATCTTCATGAAGGCATTGCAGTTCTAGCACCGCGCAGCCACCCGGCCATTTCCATTCGACGTCCACACCAAAAGGTTTGGGAGTGGTTTTTACGTAAGGGACGATTGAAGGTTCTGACATTTTAATTTTCCTTTTAGACGTGAGCCTGTCGCACGGCAAATCCGCCGAAAGTTAACGGTTTGCCCAGGCTCACAGCTGAAAGACTTTCTTCGATGTGCGCGTGCGATGCGCATAAAAAAGCCCGGCGTACCGGGCCCGAGTGGTTAGCTGACCGTGACAGTACACGCAGCCGAGGTGATGGTTTTTCCCGCGGCGTCGGTGACTTCACAGGTGTAAACGCCAGCATCACCGGATGCGACAGACGAAATGTTGAACGTCGATGCGGTTTTGCCCGGAATAGCGGTGCTGCCTTTCTTCCATACGTAGGTGTAAGGTGCTGAGCCGCCCTTCATTACCACCGCCAGATCCAGCGCCGCGCCTGTGGCAACCGACTTGGTGGCCGGCAGGTCGGTCAGGAACGCCAGAGGCGTCACGGATGAATCGGCGATCGGGTAAATCTGCATGTCCGATTCGAAGTTCATGCGCGCCTCGTTACTTTCCACGGCGTTGATTTCCGTGCGCGGCACGCGCTGGAACGATACTTTGGCTGAGTAGAAACGATCGGCTTTGCCGCGTGGGTTATGGAACCAGACCGCGGTGGTGTCGCTGGAGTCATCCAGGTCAATGAGGCGTTTGTAGATCGCCAGTTGAGGGTCATGTGCAAAGGTGTAAACCTGAACCACCGCGTTTTTAAACGTTGGGATAGTTCGCGCTTTGTCATCTTCGAGGAACTGCACACTGATGGTCTGCTGGTCACCACCTTCAGTTGATAGTGTCATCACCTGAGGCATGGTGATCCATGAGTCGATTTTGCGCAGCGTGCCCGCGCCAGTGCCTGCCGGGAATTTGGTGGTGTCGGTAGTATCGAATGCTTCCAGCACGATTTTATTACTGGTCACCGATTTGACGCGCAGCACCATGTTATCGAGCTTTAACCAGCCGGAACTCACCTGAACTACGTCACCGGCCAGAATGCCGGAGGCCGATGCAACGGTCAGTTCGCATTCCGTCGCGTTAGAGGCAGCGGTAAAGGTGATTGGGGCTTGATAGGCCTTGGCCACGTTCACACGCGAGCCGTTAGGGATTGCGAATGCCATAGCACTCTCCTGAATTTAGGTAATAAAAAACCCGCCATCTGGCGGGTCAGTAGTCAGCGCGGTACTGCATGCTGACGGGAATGGTGTAGGTTATGGAGCCACTGGACCCGTTGGGCGCCGAGGTTGGCCGGTCCTGGATGGGTTGTCTCACCTGCGGCGGCCCGTTGATGTAAACCGTCAGATCACCGTCCACCAGCGGCAGTCCTTCAGGGAATGCATCGGCCACCGACTGGGCCAGCCCTCTTGCCTGGCTCACGCCTGAGCCTGCGGGAGTAATGATGTTTACCTGCAATATCCCCTGATAGGTACGCATCACACCTTCTATGTCCTGACCTACAGTTTGTGCAGGTAAAACATAAACACGGGCGTATGGCGCATCCGGTGGATCGAATACGATATTCGGCCAGGCGATCGGCAAGCCGAGAGAAGCCGAGATTATGGCTACCCGGCTCTCCAGCAGGTCAGCTATTCGCATGGACTGATCACCGACCATTGCGTACCTCGCTCATTGCCTCTCGGAAATATTGCGCAGCATCCAATGCGGTCAATCCAACCATGCCGCCGGGCGCCTGATTCGAATGACCATTCTCCAGCGCCTGGGCATATGGCAGGTTATTGGTAAAGTAAATCGAGTTCACCTGCCCCACCCGGAACACTTCGAGCACCGCCAGCCCGCGGGAGTTGGAACCCTTTCCGGAAGCGTCTGGGGTATCGTTTGTCTCTGTAGGCTGGCTGTCGAGCCCTACATACCAGTTATTTTTGAATCGCCCCCCGACATAACCCTCTGGCTTTTTGATGTCCATCGAATCGTTGACACGCAGGCCTCGCCTGAGCCGACCTGCTTTTGTAAGGTTGGCCGGATCATCACGTAGCGCCGCGTTATGCTCTCGCACCGCGGTGTTATAGGCTGATGCCGTCTGGTTTACCTGCCAGATTTCTGGCCGCCCGACAGGTGACATGTCCACCAACCGCCCGAGGACTTTGATACCCGTCCGGCGTACCGCCTCCTCAATCTCCTGCTTTGAACCATCTACGAACAGCTGAATGGCAGCCAGGAACGGCTGATTTGCAGAACTAGTCATAATCAGGTCCTCAGCTGGATGTTGTAGGAGATCAGCACATCTGCGGGCTTAACCGGATTCGGCTGAACCACGCGCCACTTTTTGCCGTCGATATCAATGAGGTCGCCAATGCGCACTTCCGTTTCAAACGTGGCCGCCAGTTTCTTATCGCCCGTAGCAATCAGTGAACCGTCGATTTCACGCGTGGAGTATTCGGTGATAACGCCGGTAACGGTCGCTGTAATAGGCTCGGTGATGACCTCTTTCCCGTACTGATCGCGGGTGGTGGTTCCGCCGCGAGTCAGTTGGTAGGCTTTGCCGTTCTCCGTCAGCAGCCGCGTTGCCGTGGCGCGCATGCGGTGATAGTCGATTGCCATGCTACCCCCTTTCGATCCGGACCTGGTTGCCGCCCACCACAAGCCCGCGCAGCGAGGAATAGAACCAGGGGAATGAAGGAGTGGCCTTATTCGTTCCCGGCTCGTACTGCACAGAGACGGCCCCCTGTACGCTCTCAGCTATGACCGCGCCGCCACCGGAGACCGACGGCGTGAGATCAATCTCCTGCGACTCGATAGCCAGGCGGCATTGGGCATCAATCAGGCGCTGTGGAATAGCATCATCCGGCAGGTCCACGCCATCGAAGCGTACGCCGGAGCGCGGCCAGGATAGAGGCTGAGATGCGCTGGAGCGCTGACCACGCCAGGACCTTCCTTCCAGAAAGTCCATCGACTGCATCAGCATCTGGCTACACTCGCCATCTTCGGCAGGAATGGTGTATCCACGCGCGGCGGCAAAGACCCGCAGGTCGGACACGCTGGCGTAGCTGTTAAAGTCCGGCGAATGGGGATCGGCAACCAGCATGGTTATTCCTCCAAACGCCAGTCCAGCGCCCGCCAGTTATTCACTTCGTCAGGATGAACATCTGCGCGCAGCGGGCCGCCTGGGAATTCTGGGGTGTCGCGAACCATGACCACCAGCTCAATACCCTGCTGTTCCTGCTGCTGTTCCTGCTGCTGTTCCTGCTGCTGTTCCTGCTGCTGTTCCTGCTGCTGTTCCTGCTGCTGTTCCTGCTGGGCAGGGTTATTATCAGCAGCCTGCTGAGCTGCAAGCTTTTCCGCGTCACGCTGAGCGCGCTGTTCTCTGGTTAATCCGGCCATTGGGCCTCCTGAAAAACAAAGGGGCCGAAGCCCCTTGGGTTAACCCATGATGATGGCGGAATGGCGTGGCGCCACGGATGCCACACCCCATGCCAGACCCACTTCGTAACGTACCTGACGGTACTGGCGGTACAGCGCCACCTGAAAGGTGATGCCAGATTTCGGGTCGGTCACATTCATGACGTCATCAGCAGTATCGCCACCTTCAGGCATAGCCGGGGTACGGCTGGCCAGCAGGAATGCCCCACGGTCAAACGCCATGTTCGGGGTGAACTCACTGAGTACGGTGACGGCCGTCTCGTCTGCCAGATCTTGACGCAGGCCCGGTGAGCTGATAGTGATGCTGGAGGACGTGGCCGCAACGACCAGATACTGGTTGTCGTCACCATCGAACTTCACCACGGTACCAACCGCAATACCACCAGTTCCGGCGGAGATGGCAATGATGATATCGCCTTCTTTTTTCGCACCGTTGACCTTATAGCCCGCTGCGGTGCTCTTCGCGGTGCGCTTGATGCTGAACGACTCATGGAGATTGAAGCCCATGATGCGACCGATAACGCCTTCACGCAGCAACTGGTCGGTTCCTGCTTCATTCGCTTTGAAGAGGACGGCCTGTTTACCTCGGATGGACGCCATCGCTTCGCCGCCAAGCACCATACGTAAATCGGTTGTTGGCGCGCCGTTATCCGTCAGAATCTGACGGGCCAGTGCAGCATCAGACAAATCGTCTTTAACACTGAACGGGGTATCTTTCGGCGTACCAACTGCGCGCGAGGAGTTGAAGTACAGTGCGGCCAGATCAGCATCAACTTCGTTGGCAAGAGCACGAAAAGCCTGTTTGAACTGATCTGCCAGAATGGTGTTGTAGGTTCCTGCTGGGCCAAGCGCCAGCTGCTCTTCACCATTCCATTTCACTGGGGCCATTTTGGATTTGGTGATTTTTACATCCACACCGCCGATAGTCTGATCACCTGAATTAGGTGCAGACGGCCCTGGAACGATATCCTCAGTGGTAGCCGGAGGCGCGACTGGTGCACGCACGGTCTGGTCTTTGGCAGCTGCATCTGCTTTCGCGTCACGCGCCACAGCAGGAATAAAACCAGTTTGCTCGCGGGACACTACATCCAGCGCGGTATAGATGGTCGGGATCAGACCAGTAAGGGTATTGCCTGCCATTTATGGCTCCTTTCGATTTAATCGACGATGCTGACGCCGTCTTTCAGTGCTGATTGCTTGCCAGCAGCGTCCAGGGAATCAAACGCATCGCGTTTCATGGTTTTCTGCCCGGCCTGATGCTGCGACTGGTGAGAACCACCGCCGCTGTTGCCGGACGCTTTGAGGATGTAGTCTTTCTGCGGGTGCGACTCGACCAGAGATTCCAGCGCTTCATCGAAGCTGGCCAGCTCGCCGGGCTTGGTGCGGGAGAACACCTTATTGCCCTGGCCGTCGTAGGCCACAACCTTGCCGTCTTCGATTTTGAAGTTCTGCCCGAAGTACGAACGCACGAACTCACTGGGGATCGCCATCTTCTCCGAGATGAATTTGGAGCCACCGAAGCGGCCGCCGATCATCTCGTCGTAGAGTTGAGTTTCCAGTTGCTGGGTCTTGCTGTTCGCCTCTTCGAGTTGCTGTTGGAAAACTTTGGTGATCTCCGCCTTTACCTGGTCAACGGCACCAGCATCGATCAGTTTTTTCTGGTCGATTTTGGTCATCATTTCCAGGGCTTCGAGCGCCTTGGCCGGGTCGGTGATGCCAGAGAATTTCGCGAGATTGGCTTCCGCCGCTTCCTTCGCTTCACGGTGAGTTTTCGCCTCACCATTCAGGGAGGTGATTTTAGTCATCGCTGCGACCGCATCAAACGGGATCTCTTTGCCGTCATCATGGACGTACACAGGCATACCGTTTTCAACGACCACATTTCCGTTAGCATCAAGTTTCAGTTTCATTATTTTTGCTCCAGCCTTCCGGCCATACGTAATAGGTCATCCGACCCGGGCACCGCGTCGCATCCGCTCAGCGGCAGGCATAAAAAAAGCTGCCCGGAGGCAGCCTGTTAGATAAATTCGATGGTTATGTAACCGCGCAGCTTGCGGGAGTAAATTTCACCCCGCTTTCGCTTGTGGATCCGTAACGGGTGTGGATGAATACAGGCGATACCACGTGTGACATCAGCCCATACACAGCTCTTTATCTCATTGCCATTAACGAACACCCTTCGCCTTCCACGACCATCTCCAACGTAGTGAAAATCTTCGTTACGCATACCCTATTCCTCAAACGCCGACGCATCCACGCGGCGCAGTTCGTCCAGGGTCAGAAACTCCCCGGCATCATTGAACATCTCAGGCACGGTGATTTTGCCGTCACGCAGCATCCGCGCGCGAGTAACGCCCAGCACCTGCTCCTGCCGTGCGTACGGTTGCCTGACGAGCCATTCGGCATAGCTGGTATGCGATGGCACCTGTCCATCCATCGAAGCGCGTGTGGCGCTGCTCAGTTCGCCAGAGGCTATCTGCAATTCCTCCCACGATTTAGTGATCAGAATTTCGCATGAGCGACAGCAGAAATGAATTTTGCCGGGCCCGCGCAGATATGGGATTGCATGGCCCAGCGGCTTACCATCGAGCGAATAGAGTTTGCGATCTCGGATGATGCACCACTGGCTGGTATGGGTGTCCAGCGTCGAAGACCACTGCTTGGCCTTTACGATATCGCTGTTGGCCAGTGCAAATTCCTGGCGCGCTGTAGCGGCCACATGGTTCACCGCCGTGCGGGTTACTACCGCAAGGTCTCGACGTGAGGCATTGATAATCCCGTCCTGGCGTTTAAGTTGCGGCGTGCCGGCGACCCGCTTCACAATTTGCTCGACGGTTTCCCCCTGAAGAAATCCGGTGCGCACGGCACTGGTAATTTTTTCCAGCCGATCCGATTCGAGTTTCTTGCCCCACTCTTTCAGCAACCTCCCCTGGAACGGCTGCGCCACCGCAGCAGCATAGACCTGTTCCGGGACAATGCTTTGCAGCGGGACGTGCTTAAGCACCTGACCGGGAATGAGGCTGCTGAACAGGTCAAACTGATACCCGATCTCATAATCAGCGTAACGCGTCAGTTCGCGCATCAGAGCAGCATTGACCGGTTCGTAGGCCTGCTGGTTTAGCTCCCGCACACCAGCCAGTAGCGATGCAAGGCGACGCGCGCTGTAGGTGTCAGCGCGCTTACCCTCCAGCAGCACAAGCAGCCGGGCAGCCAGATCAGCATCCATCCTGTTTAGAAGCGCCACCATTCGCCGGGCAACGCCAGTGCCGTAGCGCGTCACGTAAAGCCCATGAGCTATTGTCTCATCCTGCAACCTGTCGTTTACCGAGCGAGCCATATCACACCTCGCCCGGTGGCGGTTCAGTCAGTGATGCTGACTCAGCAAGCAACTCGCTCAGAACCACATCGGGATCCGCGTCGGCATCAATCAGGTTGAGTTTTTGCAGGGCTTTGATTGCATCGATACGGCGAAGGTCACCGCCCTGACGCAGCGACTGAATGGCCATCGCCGCTGGTGGATTAAACTCTTTCGACTCGACATCAAGCTCGGTGCGCACGTCAACGTTGCCGCCTTCCGCTTCACCGATGTACTCAGCCATGATTTGCAGGATATTGTCGATCGCATCTTCCAGACTTGTCGCCATGGTGTAGAGCGGTGACTGCTCCTGCATTTTCTCTTCAGAGGTCTGGTCTACCGATTTAGTTGAGGTGTTTTCGGTGCGCAGCAGCTTCGCACCCGCCTGTCGCATCTGTTCCACCAGCTCTGCCAGCGACTCTTTGCCGGCACCGATGGAGGAACCTGTATGCTCGACGTATTCCAGCCCCTGCCTTTGCCGATCGGAGAATGACGTGGCAGAGGATGAGCCAATCACAAGTTCTTGCCCCTCCTCCAGCCCGAACACCGTGAGCAACGGCACTCTGGCGACGTGCAGGATGTTGTCCTGCTCGCTTTGACTCTGCCAGTGCTTGATATTCAGCAGAGCCATATTGAGAAGTGGTGGTGAACCACACATAAATCCGGTGCGTTTGGTGTATAGCGTGACCAGAGTGATATCCTGGCGGGATGTCTGCCACCCGTCGAATAGCGCCCAGTTCTCGGCACCGTCAGCATCTTTAGCCTTGCGGTAAATTTCCACCTTTCCGGGTGTCAGGTATCGGATTTGCTCGACCTTGGTCTGGCCGAAGTCGTCGCCGTCTTCGACCACAACCTCTTTGATACGCAGCGCAGTCAGCACCACTTTGCCGTCCACCATTTTCGACTTCCAACCAATTACCTGGCGTGGATTGAGCATGGTGACATAGGGGCGCGCGCCGGTAGCTTTTTCTTCCGCTTTGGTTTTCACCTTTTCGGTGTCCACCCTGGGATAATCCACCAGCGCGTGGGAGAGGCCATACTGCATCGCCAGACCAAAGAATGCCTGAGCCCAGACGTCCAGGCGCGTCCCTTCAAGGTCGAAGTTTTTCGCATACTCTCGCAGCTGATCCGGCACATTCTCGGCAAGCTTAATAGGCTCGGCGAATACACGCCCGATGTTTTGCTTAATGGTCTCTTCGTAGGCTGGCAGAAGCGTGGCCACGGCCAAACGTTTTTTGTAGTCCTCCCTGTCTTCTTTCGGCCAGCGCGGTAGATATTGCTCGCCCAGCTGTCGCATATAGAGCGTGCCGCCCATCAGGGCATCGTTGATATCCCACGCCTCGACCATGTTCCCATAGTCCAGATTGGGTGTTGAAATGTCAGGCATGGAGTTAGAGCCTCAGATTGGTGACTTTGCCGACTCTCTTCGGCGGTGAATGCAGAACGGCATATCGGGTAGCATCCCAGTCGTGATCTTCCTGTTGGGTATCTACATCGTCGGGGTTTTTACTGTCGCGCACGAGTACCGGCACACGGCTGATCCAGCCACGGCAGTAGTCGAATACGTAAAATGCAGGTTTCTCCGGGATGCCGGATTCCAGTTTCTTACCTTCATTGACAGCTTCGAGCATATCGGCAAACAGAGCAGCGCCGTTAACGCGCGATCCCGGCTTTTTGTTTGCCTCAAGCCATTTAACGCCCTGGGACTCCATCTTCTGCGCAATGGAGAGTTCATCATCGCCTGTATTGTAAATGGCGCTGTCAGCCGGGCCCGGTGTAACCTTCTTGCAGATGCCAGGCATGATGTTCAGTTGCCCCTGCGTCACCCCGTTAAGCTTGATTTCGTCAGGCTCGGCAAGTTCATCGCCCACCAGCCGTTTATCTACCCAGGCCACGCCCTTAGCGACGTTTGTTGATGACATATTAAGGCCTTTGTTCAGCTCGTCCGGTGGGCAGCCGTACCACTCGCCAATAAGAATCAGCGTCCCAACAGGCGGGCAGAACTGGCGGCCATCAGGCAGTTCTGCGGCGGTTCCGTCGGATCGTGCCCACCACAGATTAGAGAACGGCTTCGACTCGCCCCAGTCATGGGAGCGGTCGACGGTCCAGCTATCCGGGATGCGGAATGGCTTAATGACATGCAGCGCCTCATTCCATAGGTGGTCAAATCTCCCACCACTAGTTACATCCCATGAGCCCTCTACCCACGCTTTGCGCCGGTTAGGGTCTTTGATGGCCATCAGGGTCGCGATGTACTGCGGGTCGAGGTACGGGTTCTCTTTGAACGATCCGTGGATGGCCACGCGGGTAAGCGTGATTTCCTCTTCTCGTTCTGTCTGGGGGTTGAACACCATTTGCCGGTCACGCTGCACGGTTCCGCGCGGCGCTGGCTCAATGAAGCGCTTCTTCACCCAGGTATGCCCAATGCCGAACGGGTTGGTCGTGCTGAACGTCTCCAGCGGGATTGGCCTCAGTAACTTGCCATTCTCCAGCGGGTAGTTTTCCGGCCTGAACGATGAACGTCGGCAGGAGAACATCATTTCGTAGAATTCCGGGGACTGCTGTTTAGTCAGCTCGTTAAAGCCAATAAACGGGAATTCCTGCCCGTGGAAATCCCAGTAGTCGTCCGCCTCTTTGCCGAAGCGGAAGAGCAGCTCCTCGCCAGTAGGCCATACCCATCGCAATTCGCTCGCAGATGACAGATAGCGCGCACCGTCGTTGAACAGGCGAAACATACGCTTCGACTGAGTGATGATGTCGGCAAGGTTCTTATATTCGGTGTCGAAAATGACGCCGCGCCAGAATGAGCCATAACCCACGCCGACATTGCGCCGGAACCTGGCTAACTGCGCAGCGGTTTTACCAGGGCCACGAGTACCCTCGAACAGGATTTCGTTACACGGGCAGCTCAGCGCCAGAGACTGAGATCCAGGCAGTGGCTTCCATACAGCTTTGTAATTCATCCACCGAGCACCCCATCCTGTTGTTTCTGCGCTGCCGCTTCCCAGTCATCCACGCTGTCACTGGTTGGCACCAGCATGACGTTATGCGTGACCTCTTTCGTTTCAGCCTTGTTCTCGATGCTGTACGCCTCACGTTCGAGGCCAATCAGCGTCTTCAGGCTGTCGCTCAGGTCTTTCATGGATTTAACGCGGGAAGGCAGGCTGATTATTTTGTGGTACAGATCGTTGAGCTTGTCCTGACCTTTATCGTCCTCACGACGCATCAGGTCACCGAGCATCTCAAGCGCGGCCACATCGCCACACTCACCGGCCAACTCATCGAATAGCATGTTGGTCAGTTCGCGAGCCCGGCGGATGTCTCCCCGGTGCTCCATGCGTACCGTGGCAATCACCTCGGCAGTCGCCTCTATCAGTACGCGCTCGGTCAAAGTGCTTTCGTTGCGTACCTGTTTGCGTACCTCCTGCTTGCGTACCAGATCGTCAGCCTTTTGCTGAATCTTCGCATTGAGGTCACGCGACCAGTCGTCACGCTTGGCACGCTTACGGATAGCGCCTTCGCTGATACCGTGCTGTGATGCAATTTCACGGAGGGACATCACCCCGGCCCGGTACGCCGTCTCGATGGCCTCCCAGTCGGGTTTCATCATATAATTAACTCCAAAATATCAGCGAAAGGCTCCCGGTATGTCGCAAGCGTTGCAGATCCTATCAACCATTCTTGGCTTTGTCGGAACTCTGATAATGTTCCTTTACGGATACAACCTAATTCCCTATGAAGGAATGACCTTCGGTGGAGATCATACGGCAGAGAATAATAAAAAAATCAGGCGCAAAAACAGCAGAATTAAAACTATGCAGAAAGTCGGAATGGGTTTGCTAACACTAAGTTTCGCCCTGCAAGGAATGTCCTTCATTGTTAAGTGAAAAGCGGATAAATACGCTTTTTATGATGCGGACTCCTCAGTTTCTGCCGGTGATTCCTCTGCTGATACTGGCGTGAACTCCACGCGCTTTACATCAGCAGGAGCGAAGTACAGCCACTGCCCCGTCTCGGTTGCCAGCGGCACAAAGCCGTTAACCAGCTCAGGCTGACGTCGTGACATCTTGCCCGTGAAGGTTTCGCCTGTTTGGGTGGTTAGCGTGATTTGGTAGATGTCGGACATTGAGAGCCTCTTTATCCGCTTGTGAAGTCCAACGCGTTGGACAAAGTGATTTCTGCATTAAAGACCACTTATGAGGGTGAGGATCCGCAGCAAAATAATTAGAGACCACTATAGAAGCAGGATTCGCCTGCCTCGTTTTTCTATAGGAGGTAACATGTCACGAACCCAATTTATAGAACTCGCAAAAGCCTACGCAGGCAGTATCAATGCGATCATTTCTCTAATTTGCCTGTTGATTGCAAAGCACTACGGCGTTCTTCAATACTTCTAATCCCTGCCTTATCCAGATTGCACTGCCCCAGCGCTGTATAGAGCTGAGCGTTTAACTCCAGACTTGCCTGCCACGTGAACGGAACTACCATTCCGGGGATCGGCGTGTCTGCGGTCAGTTCAGTGCTTATCGGCACCACTGGGGCTGGCACGTAAACTGTCTGCGTATTCCCGCAGGCTGTCAGCAGCGGCAGAAGGAACAGGCTGGTTAGCGCACGGATCTCCTTCAAGCACCTGCCTGATGTAGACAATGCGCGTTTCGCCTTTATGGGCCAGTTCGTTCTTTGCATTCTGGGTAGCCTGTGAGATGTCACGGATGAGGTTCATCGTGGTGATCACGTTGCTGGTGATCGCCTCTGATGTGTCCGCCCGGACCGTCGCTTTGTCGCGCTGGTCTTTGTAGGCGATGGCGTTGTTGCGGTAGTGGTTCATGAAGAGTACCAGCATGCCGATTACCGCCGCCACCAGCAACTGCAACCAGTAACGCCTTAGCAGCGCGCCAATCACGACAGGAACAGAGCGCGCTCCGCCTCACGCCGACGGGTCAGACCGTTCAGGACTTTGCCACCGGCTTTATTCCAGCGCATGAACTCATCGGCAGCGCCAGCATAATCACCGGCGTTGAGTTTTCGTAGAAGAGTCGATGTCGACAATGACCGGGCGCCGAGGTTATACGTGAACGACACCAGGGCATCAAATTGCCCCTGAGTCAGACCGACTTTAACCAGGCGGGACACATCACTTTCGTAGCTGACCAGCCCGTTTTTCAGCAGGCGCTCTGCTGTTTCCTGCTTAATCGTCATCCCGGCGCGGATTGGTTTGCCGTCGACAGGCTGAGTCCAGCCATAGCCGATCGTCCAGACGCCGACGCTGTCCTGGTACGCGGTGAGCTTGCAGCCTTCGAACTGCTTGATCAGGGCAATGCCCTTTTCGCTGGTTTGCATGGACTACTCCGTTATAACGACCTTCGCCAGGTTCCCGCGCGCCAGCCACACCGCCATGCAGATGACGGAGTTAAGCAGCAGATCGCCGAGGTTAACCTGTACGTAGTGGCCGAGCAGAATGTTGAAGGCGTTGAATCCGGCGGCAAGAATGACCAGATAGGCCAGCACCGCGACACTCAGGCGATGACGCTTTCCCTCTTTCCGGAAAAACATCAGCCTGACCATGATTAACAGGCAAACTATGGCGTTTGCATCCATCAGAAGAAGCTGCCATGTCATTTATCTTCCTCCCCCAGCCCCGGCATCTTCCCGCTTTTGGATTTGCGGAGAATACGCAGCAGGACTGCCACGGAAATGGAAGCAGTGACAATTGCACCGACAGCTGGCGATACCTCAATGCTGGCCGGTGGCTTCATCAGACTTAACGGCGTGTTGATGATTCCGGCCATGATTTTCGCCATGGGAACGGAGAAGAACACGCCACTGATAAACGATATCAGCGCAAAGATAGCCTGCTTCCAGAGTTGATGGGGATCTGAGGTCAGAACGTATAACGCCGTTCCGGCGAGTGATCCGAGCATCACTGCTGGAGTCGCCTCCGGAAACAGCGTGGCAAAGGTTACACCGACTGATGACGATGTAAGACCAACGCCTACGATAGTGAAGGTCTCAGACATATTTATTCCGTGTGTAGTTGGTTCAGGCCCTCGGGACGATTTAACAAGAAGGCATGTCGAGGATGGTTCCCGGGGCCTGGAATAAAAAACCCGGCGACAGGCCGGGAAGATGAGGGTAAGGCAATGTCGGCTCTCTGGCCGAAGGGTCCCAGGTAGTGGGTTCTGGTGCCGGGCAAAGGAATCGAACCTCTGACGCGCAGCTTACAAGGCTGCCGTTCTGCCACTGAACTAGACCGGCGAATTTGGCGGGACAGGAAGGATTCGAACCTTCGACCATTCGGTTAACAGCCGAACGCACAACCGCTGTGCTTCTGACCCTGAAACGAAAAAGCCTCGCACGATGGCGAGGCTTGTAATTTTTTGTCGACCTACGAAGCTATGGCGACGATATCAGATTTACATGAAATATATGCGTTTTAATCCAGTTTTGCAAGCCTGAAGTGATTAGCAAGTCTAAATGCTATATCGGCTCTTTTTAAATCATCATAGAGACCTAAATACTCCCGTTTTCCATCGATGAGAATCTGTGCCTGCCACTTTTTTGCTCTTTTGTTGTAATAAATACCCTTGCTACCTGATGTGTTATTTTTATAGATACCAGTATTAAGAGAGTTAAGTTGGCTGGTTGCTTCTCTAAGATTGGCAATCCTGTTGTCGTCTCTTATTCTGTTTATGTGATCGATCTCTTTTTCTGGCATATATCCGTACACGTAGAGCCATGCAAGGCGATGAGCATGATAAAGTTTCCCAGAAATTTTTATTTGCACATAGCCAAGAGAATTTTTGCTTCCAGCAACGCTTCCTACAACCACCTTCTGCCTTTTCACTGCCCATGAAAACAAACCAGAAAAGGCGTCGTACTTAAGAATAGATTTAAGAGTTTCTTGGTCCATTACTTATATCCTCTCAAATCTAAATTTGTCGCCTTTTGTTGTGAACGTGATCGCGCAACCTGTAACAAAGCTCCGCTGTCCAGGCGCAGGAAGATACGTCGCATCTCAACCCAGCGGTCCGTAAAGGTCTCTGACCAGTTCTTTGGTGTTACGCCAACCAGCGACGCCAGCGCCTTATATTCGTACGTCTCACGCCCTGTCAGCCCCGCTTTCACGTCCTGCGCCGCCAGCCAGATAAGCTTCTTCAGGCGCTCCATCGTCTTGCCAGCTACTTTCTTAGCGCCGAGTTGCTCACGGAACTCTGACCACGCCCACTGAGTTATCGCCACCTGATACTCGAAGCGGATGTTCTCGCTGTAATTCCACAGCAGCCATGCCTTCTGATGGTCTTCCAGCGACAGGACAGCGCGGCGCCACGATGCGGTCACGAACTCAATTGGCCCCACCAGCGCGATTGATGAGCCCTTGCCGCGCGACTGGCTGCCGCTCATTGGCGGGCCGTCCGGGTTGACCATGCGCTGCTTATCCTTGTCGAATACCTTTTTCCTGCCCCGGCTGCGCGCCGTCGCGGTGAACTGCGCATTTTCGGCGAATGCTACCAGCTGCCCTTTCGTCGCCCCGCTGAGGTCTGCGGTCGCCACAATGAGCTGCTGACGTACGTATTCCAGTTGCTGACTGTTCATGCGGCTTCCTTATGTGGCTGGTTTGTTTTGGTCTGGCTGTGCTTTGCTACTGGCGGCATGCTGGCGCGCTTAACGCTTTCTGCCTGGTACCGGAGGAAGTCGGCGTGGTTCATGCTGCCTCCGCCATTAGCTGTTCGTACGTCAGGTAAAGGCCCCAGCAACTGAAAAGGACGTGCGCTTTCACTACAGCTTTTTCCTCATTGTTCCAGCGACAAAACCAATTGATTGCGCCGGATACCTCGCGCTCTATCTGGTGAGCGCCATCAAGATGGATCGGATACACCACGTCATAAAAGACAGCAGCGGTAGTCATTGGGTACTGTATTTTGCTCATGCTGCGTGCTCCTGTTGACGTGCGCGGCGCTTCTCCAGCAACCGGGCTTTGCGGGTGAATATGGATTTGATGCGCTTCAGATACGGGATATCGAACCGGCGCGGCTCGTTGTTAGACTCAAGACGCTCAACTCGTTCCAGGCCAATGCGGTCGATAAGACGGATGCGATACTCGACAGCATTGCCGCTCAACTGGCGATTACAGCGTGTGCAGGCACTATGTACGTTGAATGTGTTGAATTTCAGATGTGAGGCCGCACCACGCGAACGGTAATGGCTGGCGTCAATGGCGCTTCCAGTTAGGTAATTGCTTTTGCCAATAAGTGGATTGCCGCAGCTGACACATGGCTTACCTTCATCGCGGATCCTGATGTAGCGATTGAAAGCTGATTGAGCCTCTTTATCCCACTGAGATTTAGATTTGAGTGACTCGCGCTTGGCCTTGCGGCGTTTGCGCCCGGCCTTCTCTACCTCTTTCTGCTCCTTGATGCGCTTAGCGGCGGCTTTCACCTTCTCCTTCTCGCGTTCTTCCATCGCGAGGATTGCGCCGTGTTCCGGGCAGCACCAGCGGATCCGGATATCGTGGAATTTCGGCACGAAGTATTCACCGCATACTTTGCACTTACGGCGGGATGGTTTACGCATGATTCCTCCGTGCCGCGAGACGCAGCCATTTCTGATCCACCAGGCGGGCGGTGTAGCCCTTCAGTGTTGGAATATCGGACGGCTTAACCGCTGGCTTACTTTTGCGGCGCGCCGGAACGCGAAAGATTTCGTTAGTGATGACGCGGGAAAGTGGAGTAGACATCAGGACTCCTGCTTATCGCGCAGCTGTTGGTATTCACAGCTCTGCGGAATGGTCAGGTGGCAGCCGATATTCATCGCCCAGGCTTCGACTTTGCACAGGAAAATATACATCTCACCGGTTTCCAGATCAGACGTATGGCGGAGGGATTGGACGGTGGTGACCTCGCCGGACACGACGTCTACACGGTCTTTGCTTTCGTAGCCGAGATAGGTGTGCTTCATCGCGTCTTTGACCCACTCAGGCGTAGCGAAGGTCTTGCCGCGGGCGATGAGGTATTCGCTGATTTCCGTGTACCACATGTGGCTGAGCGCGTTCTGCGACAGACTGCGTTTCTCGCGCCACGGCTTAACCTGAAGGCGGAAGCATTGGCCGGCATCCAGCAATGGCTGAATCTGCTGGCCTATGGCCGCGAAGTTGCCGCGATGGAGTTTGATACCCTCTACTGGAAGAGTCATACGGCCTCCTTAACGGAAACCGAAGAATGCAGAAAATCGCAGGTGCATTTCTGCATCTGTGACAAGGTGAGGAGTTCAGATTGTGGTCGCATTTAAGTCCCCTTAAATGCGCAGAAGTCACCGGAGTTGTTCAGGCTCCGATGACATGATTATGGCTTGTTGATTATTAAAAATCAAAGTGTACATTGTCGGTGTAGAAAATATATAGTGTTGAAACATAACTAAAACTAAGGAAAACAAATGGCTGACTATAGTGTTCATCTTTACAAAGTAGCGAGACGCACAGGCAATGAAGGAGTTGAGAGGGTTTATCTTGATGTAACACTTGCCGATTCAGTTGGAAATAACATCAATGCCAGCTATTGGATGACAGACGATGAGAGGGCCAGTATCGCGGGTATTGAATCTGCATTATTGCAAGGTTTATCTTATGCTGTTAATAAATCATCCAAAATTTCTATTGATGTTGATCAGCAAAGAGCTTATTTGCGTTTCACCCTCCCTTCAGCCAATGGAGAACAGAAGTTCCAGTTTACTGGTGAGCAAATTTAAACTGAAAAGGCGGGAATTCCCGCCTTTTATTGGTCTCAATGTCTCCAATAATTTCGTTGGAACGAGGCCAATTTTATTGCGTCGAATGGGTTAGGCATCATCCATCTCTGGCTTTTTGAAATTAGCCTCAATGGACTCGCCAAGGCGCTTAAGCCAATCAGCTAGTTTTAGCGCTGCTTCTTCCGGAGTTTTCTGCCCGGGGAAATCAGTGATGATGATGCTGGCTTGATGATTACCAAAACCATCCCTGTTTATCACCATTCCCTGCTCAAGCACCGTCTGCTGGTTGCTGTGCTTTACGTAATAACGGGCCTCAGAGTTTCCAGTGCTACGCTCTTTGACGTAAGAGACAAGCTCCACCTCAGTGGTAACAGTTTTTCCTTTCGCATCCTCGATGCGCTGAATCATTGCCCTGAAAGTGTCGGCCATCACTTCACCTCCTTCTTCGCCAGCTCCTGCATGGCATCGCCATAGCGCTCCATGCCTTTGGCGAGTGCCTGAGTAACCTCCTGCTGCGGTGCTGCTGGGTACGCGCTGCCTTCCTGACCTGGCTCATTGCTTCCGGTGCATGCATGCCGGTGGTCATTGGCATGCGGGCAGCGTTTGTTTCCGCATTCAGGGCAAACGACGAAGTGACTATCAGCAAATGTCACCGGGCGGCAGGTGCGGCACCAGCATTTGGTTGACGTTTCCGCGTTTTCCCGAAAATTGTTGGTTGACGAATTTGAGATTTCCCGACATTGCGGAGAATTGCCAGCCTCATACGCAACGCGCAACCAGTGGAAAAATACCTCCGTCATCACGCATCCACATTCGACGTCAATAGTTCCTGTCTGCTGAGAAAGCCACTGCTCGAATGGCAACTTGTAAGCCGTCGTTACAGGTTCAGCACCCTGAAGCATGGCGGCTTGATAGCGCTCAAGTTTGACATATTCCTGCACAGACCATCCCATGACTCTACAGTCCGATGCCTCAGCAGCATCCTTTGTGAAAGTTGTTGACCTGCCGCTAGGTACGGTTACCTCGTAGAGGTCTGCTACCGGCTTAAACTGCGTGGCTGTTATGGTGCCCTCATTGGCGAGGGTACCATTCGCTTCGAGCGATGCCAGCGCCAGCTTCATCGCAGCGAGCGCCATCGCCGCATCTTCGTTTACTGCGCCTGGCATAGCATCGCGCTCTTCTTCAAGCTCCGCGATTGTCTTCAGTAGCCATTCTTTGGTAAGTGTGCTCATGATGCCTCTCCTTTACCGGCTGCGGCTGCCATCATTTGCAGATATTCGTCTGCATCCTGAACCCATTGACCACCAACGCCGTAATAACGGTGTGTAACAATGTCGATGGTTGCCATAGGGTCATGCTCAAGCAGTTGGCGCAGAAAGCCTTCGAGTTCGCCAGCGCAGTGTTTCACGACAGGAAGCTTCCCCGGGTGCCGAACGACGAGAAACTGGTTTCCTTCTTCGCGAATTTCATTGCGCTCCAGCTCAGCAATCCGCTCCTCATACCGAGCGCCAACGGAAACTGCTTTATGGAAGGCTTCGCACCATTTGGACGATTGCGCCTGCATCTTCTCCAGCTCATCCAGCAGCGCCAGCACGGTTTCTGGAGTTGAGCAGCGCAGATAGTGGAACCATTCATCCTGGGTATGGTTATCTGTGCTGGCCTTCTCCGCCGCTTCCCGTAATGCGCGTTTGTCGATGTTGCTCATTGGGCGCCCCTTGTTGCTTTCTTCTCGTCAACGCTCCAGGCTGTAGCCAGTGCTCCAGTCACCTGCATAAACGAGTGCTTTACTTTCACCGAGAAAGTTTCTCCTGTGGCCGATACCGTTTCGATGGTGGTCAGCTCGCCGCCGCTTTCGAAATCAGGGTAGAACTGCGTTACCAAATTACTTTCGACAATCACCGATCCGTCCGGCGTGTGCATTTTCAGTTTCATACCCCTACCCTCCCGTACTTGTCTGATAACTCGCCCATTTGCCTGTGGATTTCCGCAAGGTCACACCCTGCGCACCCCAGAGCTTCGGCTATGAGTTCTTCCTGTTCTTTGGATGGCCCCGCTTGGAGAATCTGATTAAGTTTCCTGTTCGATACGCCGCAGTGCTTGGCGATGCTGATGAGCGTTACACCGTTACCCTTCGCCATGGTCCTAACCATCAAGCGATAATCACTCCATTCGCTCATACCCCTACCCTCCCCCAAACCATCAATACCCTTCTCATCGCCGGACTGTTGCGGCACTCCTGGCAGATCACGTTTGTCTCTGTGTGCTGCACCAGCTTCGAATTACCCTTCGGCATGGCAGGTATGGTTTCCGGTGCGTATTTCATTCCGTAGCTGGTCAGCCGATACAGCCGCTGGCCATGCTTACCTTCGAACTCGATCAGGCCGTCTGCAAACAACGTACTTAACGGGCCGGAAATCTTTTTGGTGGTCATGCCGATCATGGTGGCAATACGAGCACTGTTCAGGCCCGGGTTATTACGCAGGGCTGCAAGAATCTGCCCACGGATTGTTATGGTCATCAGAATCCCCCTTTCTTTTTCGGCTGCTGCTCACGCCCGCGGCGTTCTGCGGCGGCGGCCTGCTGGTCTGTGTCGTAAATTGCCCCGTTGATCTGATTGCAATAAACCGTTCCGGTACTGCCGTGGCGGTTGAGTCGCAGGATTAACTCGGTTTCTCCCGGCGGCACGCTGTCATCGAAAGCACCTTCCCGGTGGATGCCAACCCAGTAGTCGCAGTCCTGCTCAATCTGTCCTGTGTCGCGGGAATCGCTCGGTAACGGGCGTTTATTCACTCGCTTCTCCAGTTCGCGGTTGAGCTGGGTCAGCAGCACGACGACGCAGCCAAGCTCTTTGGCGAGGTTCTTCAACCCTTTGGTGATCATCCCGTAGGCCAGGTCATTACGGTCTGCTTTTTCGGCGGTCATCAGTGTTAGGTAGTCAACCAGAATCATGCCTACGCAGCCTTTCTCGCGCTTAATTCGACGGCATTCGGTAACGATATGCGCCAGTGACAGGCCAGGAGTGTCGTCGATGTACAGCATGTCGATTTCACTCAGTCTCCCAGCTGTGGCGATCGCCTTCTTAAAGTCGCCGTCGTAGTCGCCCTGGTACTGGTCATCGGCGTCATCCGTAGCGGGCATGTAAAAAATGCTCGGGTTAATGCCCGACTTCTGACCAACCAGCTTTTCAAGGATCTGGTCTCCAGGCATTTCGAGGCTGAACATCAGCGCTGGCTTTTTCTCACGAACCGCGCAGTTGATCGCCATCTGCCCGTACAGGGTTGTCTTTCCCATCTTTGGCCTTGCGCCAATCACGAACAGAGAGCCTTTAACCAGACCTTTCGGCGCCAGCAGTCGGTCGAGTGACGGGATACCGGTGCTCATGCCGCGCTGTTCGCCTGAAGGGTCAAAGCGTTTCTCCAGATCTGCTACCCAGTCATCCATAACCTCGCCGAACGACCGCAACCCACGGCGACTACCGGTTTTTGAATGGTCTGCGAGGTGGGTGAAAATACCCTGAATGGCCTCGTACTTCTGCGTGGCGCTCATGCCATTGCGGGAATACAGCAGCTCGGTAGCTTCGGTCAGGCGGTTGATACCGTAGCGCTCCATTGCGGCTTCCCGGACTGATGCTGCGTAAGCAACGATGTTTGCAGCGCTTGGAGTGTTCTTGGCGATCTCAGCCAAGTAAGCAAAGCCACCTACCTGCTCCGCGAGCCCTTTTCCTTCAAGCGCGTCGAACAGTGTCAGACCATCGACTGGCTTGTTGTCGCGGAACATCTGGCGCATCTCGGCAAAGATCAGCTGGTGAGGTCGGCTGTAGAACGACTCAGGCTTGAGCATCGCCAGAACCTTCTGGACTCGCTCGCTGTTGTCATCGTCCAGCAGCAGGCCACCGATAACACTCTGCTCTGCTTCGATGTTTTGTGGTACAGCCATGAATTCAGCGGTCATCACGATCCCCCTCGCGCACTTCGATGTAGAGCTTTTCGGTCAGGAACTTATCGAATTTCATGCGGCGCCAAGTCTTCCCGGATTTCTGGTCTGGTCGGTCTTCAAGCATCCAGCGGCAGTTCTGAGCGATGTAGCGCAGATAGCTTCTGAAACCGTCCATATCCATCGGCTTGCCGTCCAGGTTGCGGGCAATCTTGTTAGCCTTACCCCAGAAGGTGCGGATCAGATTGCGTCGCTCATCAGTGAGGCATCTCCATCCCCGTGCTTCAGGCAGTTCGTCTTTCAGGCATTGCCATACTTCATCGCATGACAAACGTGACTTTTTATCTTCAGCGGGTTTCTGGTCATTTGCGACATACTTACTACCGTTAGGTAGTAAGTTATTTAATATATTGTTATCTGTGGACAATGGCTGGACATCGGCTGGACACTCCAACTCCGCAGGCATTGGTACGACTGCGTTTGGGCTGGACACTGGCTGGACATCGGCTGGACAAAAATTTGACTGATATTCGTCATATTTGACCACTTTTAGAACAGTAAAACGGTTGTTCGATTTGGTGGTGATCATGCCCAGATTCTGGAATTTACGTAGAAGTGATTTAACACGATCAGCGGTCAAACCCGTTTCCATTGCCAGTGTGTTTCGACCGGTAATGAACGCTCCGCGCTCGCAGATCACATCGCCAACATCAGTAGATACCAGTGTCTGTTCGTGATTAGCGCGCAGGAGCAGGTGAACCCATAAATGAGCCGCCTCAGCGTCCTTATAGAACGGCACATCCATAATTTTACGGTGCAGCAAGGCAAACCCCTTACCGTCATTCGTGCGCGGTTTCTGGAGCCTTCTGGCCTCTCTGGCTTCGGCTAAATTGGATACGTTACCCACGGCCACTCTCCTTACGTTTCAGCTCTTCCAGGATGGCGCGCATCTTCTCTGCCACAATCGGATTAACCGAGCGGATGAAGCGGTCGCGGGTTATGTTTTTATGTACAGCGGTATGGTAATAGCGTGGATTTTTTGCCATTATTCCTCCTGCAACTACTCTCGTTTTTGCACCTGAAAGTCGGTTCTGTTCGCGCAGACCGGCTTTCGCCATTTCTGTAGTTCTCACATAACCCCCAGCATCGAAGTGACCATGGCCATCAGCGGAGCGGTCAGGTCCGGGTCGACACGGAACATCTCTACGATTCCCTCACTCAGTTCCTTGAGCTTCTGGTGACGCGGGGCGTTCATCGCAACGGCAACTTTCGCCTCGCTTGTTTCCTTCTCAAGTCGCGCTAAGCGGGACATAAAGCTGTCTTCTGGAAGAAGGCGATGCCGGTACTCCAATGGCAGGACCGCCATGATTGCGGGTGTCAGCTGGCGAACGTTCTCGCGGTACTGTTCGGAATCGAAACGGTTATCCAGAAAGCGGAACAGCTTCTGGCGGGCCCGGCTGATGTCGTCCGGAAAGCTGATGGAGGTGCCACCCTGATCCCGGTATTCATTGATGATCAGCGCCGAAACGACGTCCTGATTGTCCAGCGCCGACGACCATGCCCGGACCGCATCGCGGATCTTTTCGTGGTCTGGCGCCGCCTTAGGTTGAGCGCGGTTTATCACCGCTCCCGGGTGTATTCCGGTATTGTGTTGATACGCAAGTGAATGCATTGCTTTCCCTTTCGTGGTTAGGGCCGCCAGTCAGGCGGCATTATTTTTTGGTGGAAACAATGCATCGAGAGATGTATTGCTCCCCAGTTTATTCATCGCCTCAACCAGGCGGCGGCACGAATCCAGGTCTGGTGCTCGTATGCCAGCTTCATAGTTAGCAAGGCGGGACTGGTTCCAGCCGCAGGAGCCTGCTAACTCTGATTGAGTGATGCCAAGCTTCTTACGTTCGTTGGCGATATTGTTCATGCTGATCCTTTCAAGAATGGTCACTCAGCATCATTAAACACAATTCGTGATTATTAATCAACACAAATCGTGAAAGGCATTTCAACACGCTACGTGATAAAAATATGCGTATGAAAAAAAATGAATCTATAGCCAGCAGAATTAAGCGCATTCGTGAGTCAAAAGGCCTCTCTCAGAGGGCATTGGCTGATCTTTGTGGATGGGCTTCGCAATCACGCATAGGAAACTATGAGGCTGGAACGCGCAGTGTTAGCGTTGATGATGCAGAGGTTATCGCCAAGGCTTTGGGCATATCAGCACCTGAGCTATTATTTGGGGATGACTTTGTCGGACATTACAAACCGGGAGCAAAGTATCCTTTGATTAGCTGGGTGAGTGCAGGAGCATGGTGTGAGGCTAACGAACCATACACACTAAAAGACATTGAAGAATGGTATGAATCGGACGCTCACATTGAGGGAACAGCATTCTGGTTGCGTGTCCAGGGTGACTCAATGACATCTTCAGTAGGCCTTAGCATTCCAGAGGGTATGCTTGTTCTCGTCGATACTGGGAAAGAGCCAATAAATGGCAGCCTGGTAATAGCTAAACTAACTGACGCTAATGAGGCGACCTTCAAAAAGCTGGTTATTGATGGCGGAAATAGGTACCTCAAAGGCCTCAACCCACAATATCCCCTGATCCCTATTGATGGTAACTGCAAAATTATAGGCGTTGCCATTCAAACAATGATGAAACTGTGAAACCAATTAGGACGGAACCAGGAATGAAAAAAATAATTTTGGCTTTAGCAATATCTACTCTGTTATCAGGATGTGTGATGAAGAGCACATCCCACGCAGGCAGAGACTTTGATGAAACAAAGATTTCGCAGATCGTTAGTAAGCAAACTACAGAAGCTGACCTTCTCCGCTTGATGGGTGAGCCAGTGAAAAAGGAGATCGTCAGTGACCATGAAGTTAAGTGGATCTACGAATACGTAACTTCCAATGCGGCTGTAAGAATGTTCTCCACGAAGCCGAAAGTCGATGTTACGAAAAAAGTTCTCGAAGTACTGATCCGCGATGGCGTCGTTGTTAATCACGCGTTTACAAATCCAGGAACCACAACGTATAAGTAACCCCTCCTGAATCATCACCATGAACGAAGCCCACTTAGGTGGGCTTTTTTTATGCCTTCCGAAAAATAAATTCCTAGCAAATTCAACAAGAACACGATTTGTGTTTAAATATAATCACATTTCGTGTTGACTGCATAAACACATTCTGTGATTATCAACTCATCGAAACGAAACATCGACAGCTGAGCGAAGTTAGCCAGCGGCGGACAGCAAGTCGCCTGCTCATTAAGAATTCAGTCAAGCAGCAAATCACCCGGAGCGCTCCTGGCAAATTGAAATGGCGCCCAATGGGATTGAGGCAGGTGTGTAACGCGTGGCGGGTATAGCACACGAAGAGGACTCCGCACCGGGATGGTTTGCTGCTCAGTTCCCGAACATCGGGGAATCTTTACCAGCAGCTCTTTGCGAGGGGCTGACGGTAAAAAACTGAAAGGTGAAGCAAATGATAAACGATGAATTTTTTAACTGGCTGATGGTTCTTGGTCTGTGGGTGTACGCCATCTTTTTCGTCGGAAAATGATGATTGTGGCGCTATAGGGAATGTTTTGGGATTGGATGAATGCGCAGGCTGATGCGCTAACGCTCAGCGGCGAGCACCTAGCTTTGGGCTAGGAGGGGTAGCCGCAAGCCGGAGATCAGCACCGGCCATCCAATCGCCAAAGCATTTCACAGCGCGTTAATAACAACTTATTGAGGTGAGGAAATGAGTCAACCATATGTTCCATCATGTTTAAGGAACCTTCCAAAGCCGCGACAGAAACCTCGCAAACAAGCAATTAAAGAAGCCAAGAGGGAGGTGATTGATCGGGCGATATCGATGCTGAGAGATGAGCTTAGGAGTGAGAAGCTATCAGGGATGATGATGCCTTACCAGAGGGGTTATCTATCAGCGATAAGCCACCTTGAGCAACTCAGAGATGAATTTTGAACCATCCGGTATTTCCGGATAGTTGAGGTCGCTTAGGCGGCCTTTTTTGCGGGTAACTACAGAGGGTAAGGCGATGGCAACTAAGCAAGTTCAGCTATCTGGTAAATGTGTTCTGAAGATAGACACCATCAAAGGCAGCAGCACTATCGAAATACCAAAAGTTAATCTCAGTGGGGTGAACAACGCCGACGCCTTGCTTAATGAAGTGTTCCATTTCGGAATCATGCGGCACGGCAAAAACAAGCTTCGACAGATGTTTGAAGATAAGCTCGATGGCTACGGTGACGAATACGAAAACCAAGGCCTCACCTACGAATAGACCCGCTCCGGCGGGTTTTTTAATGCCTCATACCTCAGTCGCTTCACCGAGGCGGCTCAGTTATGAACCGGCGGCCATCCACCGCCCATTAGCGCAGAAGTCTTTAGTTCTGACATTCGGGAAAGACCGGGAGAGAAAATGAATTGGTCAAACTACTTTACTTACGATCCAAAGCTCGGCCTGCTGCGATGGAAGTAAAGACCTGCTGATATCGATGACTCAGAAGCAAAAATCAGATCGTGGAATAAGCGATACGCAGGCAAGGAAGCCGGAACTACGAGAACCGATGGATATATCGCTGTTGAGATCGTTTTCCTTAAGCGAAAAATAAAGGCCCACAGAATTATATGGGAGATGCACAACGGTCCTATTCCTGACGGACTCGTAATTGACCATATAAACCGTAACCGATCTGATAACAGGCTTGAAAATCTCCGGGTGGTCACGCGTCGAGATAACTTTCTGAACTCGGAAAGATTCGACGGAAAGCCGCTGCCGCCAATCAAAAAAGACGAACACCGTACCTTCAAAAAGCAGAGAACTCACGCCAAAGGCACGAGTAAGCTGAAGGTTAGCCGCCCCAAGCCATGGTCAGCAAAGATATGGGTTGATGGCCGCAACGTTTCCCTCGGCTATTACGCGACAGAATCTGAAGCGAGCGCTGCTTATCAAGCGGCAGTCGCCAAGTATCGAAACAACTAACCACCGGCGGCGCGGCCTTAAGCGCGGAGATGATTATGAGTACAACGGAAAATGTTGTGATTTTATACATATCGGTTGGAGTGGCGACGGCTATTTTTGTACTTGCTTTCAACCTGTTAGTAAAAAAAGAAAATCGCTTATCCATTGAGGATATGGTTTTGATACTTGCCAGATTCTCGTGCTCAAAGCCAGTGATTGTCACTTTCATGGCGCTGTTTGCCTGGATAATCCTCAAGAGGTTTTGATATGAAATTCACCCACAACGGCAAGCAGTACACCGCCAAAAAGCTCAACGATAACGAGTGGCAGCTGACGTCGGTATCGGCACCGCGCGACAAGCTGACGCTTAACCGCTGGCAGATGCATATCGCTGGCCTCCTGGAACAGGTTGAGGTGAAGGTATGATCAACCACTACGGCACCACCCCGCTCATTCGCCAGTGCGTCACGCCCGGCATGATGGCATTGCACGAAGGCCGCACCTATCGCGTCTCAGCAGTCATCCAGGAGCGCAAATGGGTGTACCTGCACACCGATGCAGAAATAATCCGCCTCAGTGACTGCGTGATTGACGTTCTTCTGGACGGTCACGGCAACCCTATCCAGCACTAACCCCCTATTCAACCGATCGGCCTGGCTAAAAGCGGGCGGGATCTGCACATCCAAATTTCAGGAGAAACCATGAGCGAAGTAACGGACTTAGTCGTCATCGAAATCAAGCCGGAACAGGCGCCAGTGCTGTACGTAGCGGGCGGCCTTGATGCTTATCTCGAGCAAATCCGCCAGGCAGTAAACGAAGTGCCTGACCTGACCACGAAGAAAGGCCGTGACCGTGTCGCCTCTCTGGCGGCGCAGGTTTCCCGCAGCAAGACGGCAATCGAAAAGCCTGGACGTGAGTACCTTAAGCGCCTGAAAGAAGCTGTGCGCCCGGCTGAGGCCGAAATTAAGCGTTTCGTTGATGCATGTGACGAGCTGCGCGATGCCACCCGCCGCCCACTCACCGAATGGGAAGCCGAGCAGGAACGCATCAAGGCAGAAGAAGCCATGAATGCGCTGCACGCCGAAGCGCTGGAAATGAACATCAAGTTCGATCAGGAGTTGGCGGCCAAGTTCGAAGCAGACCACGAAATGGCTCTGCTGATGAACAAGGATTTCGACCGTGACCGCGAAGAGCAGCGCCGCCTGGCGGAACAGGCTCAACGCGAGCACGAAGAGCGCATCAAGCAGGAAGCGGCAGAGCAAGCCCGCCGCGATGCCGAAGCGAAGCACAAAGCGGAGATTGAGGCCGCAGCGCGCCGTGAAGCAGAAGAAAAAGCCCGCGCTGAACTGGCGGAACGCCAGCGCATTGAAGCGGAACAGCGTGCGGCACGTGAGAAGCAGGAAGCAGAAGAGCGTGCGCGCCGCGAAAAAGAAGAAGCCGTTGCCGCAGAACGCCGCCGCCAGGAAGAGGCAGAAACCGCCCGTCTGGCCGAAGAGCAGCGCAAAGCTGAAGAAGAAGCGCGCCGCGCCGCTGACAAAGAGCACCGCCGCACCGTAAACCGTCGCGTCATCGCCGACCTGATTAATCAGGGCATCCCCGAAGAATTCGCGCAGAAATCAATGCTGGCGATCGCTGGCGGAAAAGTGCAGGACGCGCACATCAAATATTGAGGTGAATCATGAATATCACATGCGAGTGCGTGGACATGCGCACATCCGTCGGCCCCCACAACACCATCAAAGTTGAGATGGAGGGCGTTGTGCTGGCCGGAACCGTTAAAACCCGTGACGTACTACCCCAGCTCGACGGCGAAGAAGTCATCGAATGGCTGGCTGAACAGGGATATGTCATCACTCATCAGGAGCGTGCAGCATGACGGCAGCAGAACGGTGGGATGAAGAGTCGTTCCTTCGCCTTATGCGCGACGTGATACCAGAAAAGCCAGAAACCGACGACGAGCCAGTCAACCTGGCCGCCGAGCGGCAGAATCCGGTCATTAGCTGGGATGAATTTGCGGGGAATTACACATGAACCTTGATGAATTAGATGCGCCATTTGCCAGCGAGGATATTGAGTGGCGTATTCAGCAGGCGGGAAAAAACAATAACGGCATCTGGGCAAAGGTGCTGGCCTACGTAACTAACCGCGCAATCATGAAGCGGCTGGATGAAGTATGCGGCAAATCTGGCTGGCGTAACGAATACCGCGATATTCCGAATAACGGCGGTGTTGAGTGCGGTATTTCCATCAAAGTTGATGGCGAGTGGATCACCAAGTGGGATGCGGCAGAAAACACTCAGGTTGAAGCTGTGAAAGGTGGTCGTTCTGGTGCCATGAAGCGCGCCGCCGTGCAATGGGGGATCGGTCGTTACCTCTACAACCTAGAAGAAGGGTTCGCAGTGGTTTCAGCAACGCGCGCGCCCGGGTTCCAGTACGCCAAATCAAAAGAGGTTGGTCAGTTCTACTGGAAAGCTCCCGCACTGCCTGCCTGGGCACTGCCATCAGGAACACCAATCGAGCAGGACCAACAACCGCATGATGGTCACCGGCAGCGAGACCAGGCACCGCAGTCAGTGGATGCGGACAAAATCCTCGCCGAATTCTCTGACTACGCCAACTCGGAAAATGATAGCGATCGGCTTAAGCATCGTTATGAAGAAACATGGAAATTGCTGAACGGCTTTGCTGAGCACCAGGGCAAATGCAAAGACGTAACTGGCATTCGACTCAAAGAACTTAAACAGGCGGCGTAAATGGCTAGCAAAGGCGTAAATAAAGTGATCCTCGTCGGCAACCTCGGGCAAGACCCCGAGGTCCGTTATCTTCCGTCCGGCGGCGCAGTGTGCAGCCTGACGCTGGCGACATCTGAGTCATGGCGAGATAAAGCCACTGGCGAGCAAAAAGAGCAAACGGAATGGCATCGCGTTGTTCTGTTCGGAAAGCTGGCTGAGGTGGCCGGGGAGTACCTGCGCAAGGGCTCTCAGGTTTATATCGAGGGTCAACTGCGCACCCGAAAATGGACAGATCAGGCTGGCGTGGAGAAGTACACCACGGAGGTAGTGGTAAACGTCGGCGGCACAATGCAGATGCTTGGTGGCCGTCATGGCGGTGGAGCGGCACCGGCGGGTGGCAGTCAAACGCAGGGCGGGAATCAGTTCAGCGGCGGCGCACAGTCTCGTGCACAGCAGCACTCGGCACCCGCCCAATCTAACGAACCGCCAATGGACTTCGACGACGATATACCCTTTTGAATCATCTCCCGGTCAGGAGAAACCAATGAACAAATTTACCCCCGAATATCGAAAATATCTTCTCCGGCCAATCCCTGACCGGAAACTTAGCCCGCAAGAACGCGCCGATCGCAAAGAGCTTTACCAGATCATCCGTGAGGAGCGTGAGAGCGATACATCACCGGCAAAACCATCGACTTACAGGCCATGTGATCCATATCTGAATGATAACCGCAAAGGTCTTGGCGGTGCTTCAAGGAGTGACTAATGACTCACGCTCACGACGACATCAGGGTTGGCACGCTGTGCCTTCCCTTCATTGGTAACGGCTGGCTAATGCCATGGGGTGAAGTGGTCAGCAATCCATTAAAGGCGCAGAGACTCGCTGAGGAATATCGGGAAAGGCAGGAGGCGGCATGATTCATTTTCACGGCGGCCCTATTACGCCGGACACATGCGCGCTGAAGGCATGGAAAGGCAGGCACGCTTTCATCTCCTTCGCTAATCCCGGCCAATTAGCCCTGGCCAGCGAAGTCACCCAGTCATTCGCGCTGGATAACGGCGCATTCAGTTTTTGGACGAAAAAGCGCGTTGTTAACTGGAATGACTACTACGCGTTTGTAGGCCGCTGGATGAATCACCCTCGCTTTGCTTTTGCTGTTATCCCTGACGTGATCGGCGGGACCAGTGAAGAGAACGACGCGTTAATCGCCGAGTGGCCGCACGGCAAAGTAGTCGGCGCGCCAGTGTATCACTTCAACGAGCCTGACGAGCGTTTCATCCGCCTGTGTCACGAATTCCCTCGCGTATGCATAGGCTCAATGGGCGAGTATGACGCTAAAAGCCCAAAAAAATGCGCCGCAAAATTGCGGGACATGATTCGACATGTTGTTGACGAGAATGGCTATCCGATTACCAAGCTCCATGGCCTTCGCATGCTTGATAAGGACCTCTTTATGCAGGTTCCATTATCTTCAGCTGACAGCACCAACGTTGCCAGGAACATAGGTATTAACAAGTCGTGGGATAAATCAGCTTACGCGCCGGCAAGCAAAGAAACACGCGCGGCAGTGCTGGTCGAACGCATTGAAGCCTTTAACTCTGCAAGTTCGCTGAATTACGACGCAGAACGCGATCGGTTCACACCACAACTGGCATTCGAGGTTTGATATGACCGATTACACCGGTAGCAACACGCCAGCAGATCAGCGCGACCTCTGGCGTACTCCACCAGCCCTCTTCGCTTCCCTTGATGCTGAGTTCTACTTCCAGCTGGATGCCGCCGCGGCGCCTCATAACGCACTGTGCCGGAAGTTCATCACCGCCGAACAGAATACACTGGAGACTCCCTGGGCTGATTATCTGAATGTACCTGGCTACGTCTGGCTCAATCCACCATATAGCGACATCACACCATTCGTTAAAAAGGCCGCAGCTGAAAGCGCCAATCAGATCGGCACGGTCATGCTGGTTCCGGCAGACACATCGGTTGGCTGGTTTAAGGAAGCTATCCAGACCGCCAGTGAGGTTCGCTTTATCACCGCCGGGCGGCTGGCATTTATCAATCCTGTCACCGGTAAGCCGGTAAGCGGCAACAACAAAGGGTCGATGCTCATCATCTGGCGACCGTACCCGCGTACACACTGCCACTTCGCAACTGTGGACCGGGACGAGCTGATGGCTTTCGGGGCAAAACTTCTCGCCCGCCGGGAGGCCGCATGACGCCAGCAAATGAAAACGCCATCCGCGCCGCCTGCCGACGCTGCACCGAAGAAATCCAGCAGGCCATGCGCAAGAAGCCAAAGCCTAACTGGAACGAAACGGTGCCTCCCATCATCAACAAGCATCACAAGAAAATTGAAGCTCTGGGAGTTAGCCTCCTGGAGTTCGTCGTATACACAGGTCGGCTTAATCGCCGCTTCGGAGCAGAGCAATGACAACAGAATTTAAAGCCTTACCCGTCGAACGCAACCAATACGGTTACTGGACTCACCCGCTTTACGATGAGTTTTGCGATGGCCGCGAATCCATTTCGCCCATTGAGTTCAACGCATGGCTGGAGAAGAACGGCCTCGAGTGGAAAGTGATTTACCGCGATGAGGATGACGTCGACCCCGATGTGGACGGTTATGACATTTCAGCGTGGCATCCCGAAACGCCAGCCGGGGATGGTTGGTTTGTCGGTTCAATTCACGATACGGAAGATGGCGCTGTCTGCATCTGGTTGCGCAAAGTTGGCGGTACAGCATGAACAAAGCCTCCCCCGTTGATTTGAGGAAGTGCCTTGAGACCGCCCAAATGCTCGCTCAGGCAGGAATAAGATTTGTGCCAATCCCTGTCGAGTCAGAGGAAGAGTTCCAAGGTCTTTTAGCTGCCTTAGACCGTAGGCTTGAACGCATGGCGGTAGAAGCCGAAAAGAATGAAGGCGGTGCAGCATGAAGGCACTAATCACCCAGGAGCTTAAGGCTCCTTTTTTATTGCTGGCGTTCACCTTAAACCGAATTAACCGACAGTTCCGGGAGCATTGACTATGGCCGATATCATCGACACAGCAGCAGAGATTGAAGAGCTTGAGCGTAACACCGCCCTTTCTGCTCACCGCATCGACCGCAATGCCGTATCAGCTGAGCGTTGTGAAGAATGCGACGAACCAATTCCAGAGCCGCGGCGCGCTGCCGTTCCCGGCTGCCAGACCTGCGCGGAGTGCCAGGGTGTTATCGAATTGAGGAATAAGCAGTGGGGGTTCTAACTCATACTTGCTCCCTTACTAAACATCGGTATTTACGTCCTTCACGGTGTCAGCCTAATATTTGTTAGTCTGTATTCAGGAGATCATAAGATGAAAGATATTATGCTTTTTGGTGCTGGACATGAAGGCACAAAGAAACAGGTTGAACCCGGGAAAGAATCCTACTACTTCAACAGCAAACCAGTACCATCTCCCACAGGCACTAATATAGTTAGTTATAGTGCAGAGCGGGTTTCATTCCGGGTTAGCACTGTTTATCCAGAAAAAGGAGGTTTTTTGATTGGAGTGCATGGTGAAGAACCTTCAGATAAAACGATAGTAGATGCGATATTTAAGTACAACCCTACCCCGCTAAACTGAAAACAGTGTACTGAAACGAACCTCGCCCTGGCGGGGTTTTTTATTGGATAAAACTCGCTGCGCCCGGCGTGCGGCATGAGGAGAGATTATGGGGAAGACATCTATTCGTCTTGAGGAGTTTAAGAGAGATGCTAACGGTCTAGAGGACTACAGCAAATATACCGTTATCAGTCACTCCTCAGAGGAACATTCAACAATCGTCGATTGGCCCGTCGAACTCGAGTATCGCCCGATGACGCATCTCAACCAGGTTTCAATGAATATCCACTCTGACCTGCATGAAACAAAAGAAGACGCCATGGAGCAATTAGGTCGCTGGCTAATTCGCCTCGGTGAGGCTTTGCAAGAACACAATTTCAAATGACGCAACTGATAGCCAGTTATGAGCTGGCTATTGGGTGCGAAAGCACTGCTCCGTTATCCCCCATTTTGCCCGGCCCTGCGCCGGGTTCTTTTTGCCTGGAGAAACCCATGAGCGAAATGACCTTAATCGTGCCCAACGACTGGGTAACCGAAGAAAAGCTCGTCGAGATTACCGGCCTTCGCCCGGGCACTATCGAGCGGGCCCGAAAAAAATGCTGGATGGTAGGACGGGAATATCTTCACGTCTCACCGGACGGCGTGCCGAAGAAAAACAGCGAATGCATGTACAACCGTAAGGCTGTCGACCAGTGGGTTGAGAGCATGTCAAAGAAACAGCCGGGTGCGCGCCAATGAAGATCCGTTTATGCTTAGCGGGCTCTTGGACGTCAGGAGGGAATAATGGCTAAGTCAGCATACCCAACAGGCGTGGAGAACCATGGCGGTACGCTCCGCATATGGTTCATCTATAAAGGCAGCCGGGTGCGTGAAAGCCTCGGAGTGCCGGATACACCAAAAAACAGAAAGGTCGCTGGCGAGCTGCGCGCGTCAGTGTGCTTCGCGATAAAGACCGGCAATTTCAATTATGCGGCCCAGTTCCCTGATTCACCGAACCTGAGAAGGTTTGGGGTGGAGAGCAAAGAGATCACCGTGCTCGAACTGGCGAACAAGTGGCTTGATCTGAAGCGCATGGAGATCAGCACCAATGCGATGTCACGCTATTCATCTATAGCGCGCAACATGGTGCCAAGGATTGGTGGGGACAGGCTTGTTTCTGCGGTGACACAGGAAGACCTGCTGTTTATAAGGAAGGAATTGCTGACCGGTTATCACACCCTGAAGGTCGGGCAGAAAACCCCTGTAAAAGGACGATCAGTCCGGACGGTCAACAACTACATGAAGACCATGAGCGGAATGTTTAAGTTCGCTGCCGACAGCGGGTATGTGAAGGTCAGTCCATTTAATGGGATCGCCCTTCTCAAACGCTCCCGTTGCGAGCCTGACCCGCTGACGCGTGAGGAGTTCGTCAGGATGATTAATGCCTGCGCCCACCAGCAGCTGAAAAACATGTGGTCGCTTGCCGTCTACACCGGCGTGCGCCACGGAGAACTTGTGTCGCTGGCTTGGGAAGATATCGACCTGAAAGCGGGTACAATGATGATCCGCCGGAACCATACGTTAACGAAGGAGTTCACCCTTCCGAAAACGGAGGCCGGGACGGACCGCATCATCAACCTCATTCAGCCAGCTATCGACGTGCTGAAGAGCCAGGCAGAACTGACACGCCTGGGTAAGCAGTATCAGGTTGAGGTGAAGCTGCGCGAGTATGGCCGTACCGATGTGCATCCTTGCACGTTCGTGTTCAACCCGCAGATCGCATCACGTAATGGCCGTGCCGGGCATCATTACGCAGTGGGGTCGATTAACCAGTCGTGGGAAGCGGCAATGCGACGCGCCGGGATTCGCTATCGCAGAGCATACCAGTCCCGACATACGTATGCATGCTGGTCGTTAGCTGCCGGTGCAAACCCGAACTTCATCGCGAAGCAAATGGGCCACACCGACGCGCAAATGGTTTACCGGGTGTACGGATCCTGGATGGCTGAAAATAACCAGGACCAGGTACTCATCCTCAACCAGAAATTGAGTGAGTTTGCCCCATCCATGCCCCACGCCGTGGGATCGGATGGTTATTAA